AATAGTAATGCTATCAGCCTCAACATCTTCAAAGTTAGCATTTAAAGCGTGAATATTCTTGGAAATACCGACACCACCAGTGACAATTAGGGCACCAGTGGTTTTAGAAGAGGCATCTGTAGCAGATAACACCTTTGTAACAGCTCCAACGTTCAAGTTTTCTTGGGTACTGATACCACCAGCAACCTTTAGGGCACCTGTTGTGGCGGAGGTTGAAGTTGTAGTATCAGTCACTGTAATACTATCAGCCTCAACATCTTCAAAGTTAGCATTTAAAGCGTGAATATTCTTGGAAATACCGACACCACCTGTGACAATTAAGGCACCAGTGGTTTTAGATGACGCATCGGTACCAGATATTACTTTAGCTACAGCCCCAACATTTAGGTTTTCTTGGGTACTTATACCACCAGCAACCTTTAGGGCACCAGTAGTCGCTGAAGATGAAGTAGTATTGTCAGTTATAGTGACACTATCAGCTTCAACATTCTCGAAGTTGGCGTTTAAAGCGTGAATATTCTTAGCAATACCCACACCACCTGTGACAATTAGGGCACCAGTGGTTTTTGAAGAGGCATCAGTGCCTGATAGTATCCCGATTCTTCCCCCGCTAATGATGCCTCCCTCAACGTTCAAGTTTTCTTGGGTACTGATACCACCCACAACCTTTAGGGCGCCAGTGGTTACTGAAGTGGATGTAGTGCTATCAGTGATAGTAACACTATCCGCCTCAACGTCTTCGAAGTTAGCATGTTGTCCAACAATTTTTTTCGCAATACCCATACCACCCGCAACAATGAGTGCACCTGTTACGGTTGTAGTGGCATCAGTTGTAGAACTTACATATGTATTACCATTCACGTGAAGATTCGCATTTGGTGTCGCAGTATTAATCCCAACCCTATCATTCACTGCATCAACATAGAGTGTGTCGGTGTCAACATAGAAATCACCACTATTTGTAAGTCTGGCTTTTTCATTATTATTTATATTTAAACGAATATGTTGACCCGTCTTGGCATTAACGTGTGTAGTACCACCCTCTGTTTGTTTAATTGCATAACTTCCTGTAGTGTTATTGTCAATGTGTGCCAAAGAAGCATGATTACTTTCACCCGAAAAACCTATAGCGGCTCTTCCCATATAGGATGTTAAATCTTGATCAAAAGCGGCCGAAATATTACTACTTGTGACATTTCCACCAATACCTATTCCACCCGCTACTATGAGTGCACCCGTAGTTGTTGTAGTAGAGTTGGTAGTAGAACTTATATAAGCGTTCCCAACAACGTGAAGGTTAGCTGATGGAGTCACCGTCCCAAGTCCGATAGACTTGTTCCCCACATCCACATACATAGTACCATTGTCCACCGTGAGATCACCACTCACACTTGTGTTACCGGTGACAACTAAGATATTGGAACCAAACTCATCAACATACAAATTTGAACCGACATCAAGGGAGTGCATTGGGTCAGTGTTCAAAATACCAACATTAGCTTCGGTGTAAAGACGACCATATACGTGCACATTGATATCTTCGGATGTGAGAGGTGTGATGACATTACTATCAGCACTACTTTCAGTGAAACCCATGACAATTTCTTTGGAGGTTTCCAAAAATCCAATAGTCACATTTGACTGTGGGCGTGTCATGATAAGACCTAGGTCGAGTGTCCTATCCTCGGATGTATTATTTTGACCTAATTCGATGATAGCATCCTTAATTTTGAGATTTTCAGTTGTAATCGATGTGACACCCCCTTGCACAGTTAAGTTACCACTCAAAAGAGCACCACCCGATATGACAAGAACATTCGAACCTGTATCATCTATATACACATTTGATCCAACACTCAATGTATGACCGGGTAAAAGATTCGAGACACCCACCTTTCCACCTGTCACAAAACTTGTACTAACACTTGTAAATTGTACAGTACCTGTAGTCGCATTACCGCGTTCAGTTGTAGCTTGTAAAGTTTGACCACCGACAAGATTTGAAGCACTTTCACCTGATTCGGATAGTTCACCTGTCTGACGATTATACATCATAAGGACAATGTTAGTATCTGTGAAATCATCCCTGAAACGAACGGGTGCCATATAGATACTCCCACTGTTTGGTGTCGTTACCAATGTATTACTGGCGTTAATAATGATGGTATTTTCAGCCTGAACATCAGAGTCTGGGACATTCTTACCGAACCGAATTTTCGTGGATCTCTCCACTGTCGGCAAGTTCTTGACCATTTAATATAGTTAGGCATTTTAATTTGCATACAAAAGTCCAGCCATACCATTCTCGATACGGAGGATATTGTAGTTGACCGCGTATATAGGGTCGTTAATTGGTAAGGTCTCACTCATAATCTTGGCTGAATTGAGGCGACTGAAATTGAGAGTCCCCGTAGGTTGAAGAGAGCTGGTGGAGAGACAAAAGCAGTACAAGAAAAAATCTGGAGACGTCACGAAGTTTGTGTGATAATAACTCATGACATCGATGAAGTGGGGTTTTCCCCATTTATAATTACTCACATCGAGACCATTTATATTCAATTTAATCTTATTTATAGGGGATGTGAGGGCACCATCTGTTGTCGTATCTGAGGATGCGAGGTACTTTACAGGGTGGTTGAATGTGAGATCCTGTACGATTGTACCTGAAGCAATGTTTTTCTGAACTTGGGTAATCAAGAGATCGTGTTTCTTCGACGCAATGTTCCCACGCTCTTCGTTATCGAGATAGTAATAGTTGGCGTAGCACTCCACATTGTAATTTGACGCTGTGGTTGCCCATTGAATGCGAAGCTCGACATTATGGTAGTTTAAGGCTACCAGTGGTAGTGCATTTTGAGGTCCTTCACAAAAGAAAAAACGTAATGGGTAAAAATATGAACGAGCACTCACACCTGGGTGTGTACCATTCGCACTCTTGGAAACATTTTGAGCGAATGTATCGATGGCGATTTTCTCAGTGAAAATAGCATCTTGGCTGTCGACAAGAGAACCCCCAATATAGAGTTCCACCTTATCAATAATTGTATCCCATCGTGCTGCGTCGAGGGCTTGGGCGGTATCATCAATTGTAAAATAGACATAGCCGAGGAGATCTCCAGAACGTTCGAATTGAACGCTGGACATCGAATTGTTTTTCACAGGTCCATGGATGACTTGCTTTTCGATGGACTGTGAAAAATTAGCATGCCGTTTAAACGTCGAGCTAAAGAAAGATATTTCGGGATTACCAGTGATATATTCATCCTGGGCTCCGATAGCGATCAATTGCGTGACACCTGCTGACATGGTATACTACTTTAAGGGAAGAAAATTACAAATTAGGTTTTCTGCACACGAAACGGAGAACTAAAAAGTTATCCTTCTCGGGAGTTGATGGTACAATGGGGATTCCATCTTGATTTCGGATGTTTATATTTAACCGATCTATACGACGAATTGGGTCGATATATTGGGTTGCAACTGGGTATTCATCTTTATAGTTAATAACGAGATCTTCATCCTTTACAAGACTCGCGAATGAATTCCGTAGAATACTGAGGGGAGCTTGTCCATCATAGACGTTCGACGCGCGATCATTAAAAATTGAATCAAGTTGTTCGATAGATATATAACAATGTTCGGTCGCAACATTGGAATGAATACGAGCACCGAGGAGTCTAGCCTGAACAACATTCTTCAGTGGTTGACTGAGAAAGCACGTGAACGTATTGGCGCTATCCTGACCCAAGGTATCGACTGTGATTGTATGGTACTCATAGTTAAGATTGGGAATCATCTCCGTTGGTGAAGTAATGAGAGCCATTTATAGTTAGCTTAGATTAAAGATCCACCGATTCCATCCTCGATCTCGTATCCAGCATGATCAGCAACAAGTTCTTGGGCACCACAGAGACCACCAGGGGTAAGACCAACTGAGTAGGGGCTATCCTCTTTACCTGAACCCGCGGTACAGTCGAGACCGGGTTTAAGATCAAAGATGGATTGTTCACTCACAGCCTTGATCATGATTGGCCTGGGTTGGTACGTGCTGACGGTACGGGTAAATGCGAGGGCGACAATCAAAAGTATCATGACAATGATAGAAGTGATCGCATTGCGGTTGGTTTGATTCATCTTGAACATTTATTATAGGTATATATTTTTTTAAAGTGCGTTAAAGATATTTTTTTTAGTTTCTACATAGAGAGTAGATGGACGAAGAAATCATTCTTGACCGAGGAAATACTACTGTGATGAAATTGGATGCTGATGAACAGGCGCTCATGGATGAGATTGAAATATCAGTACCTCGTCCCAAGACTGTTCCCCGTCCAGTACACAGACAACCACCCCCTCAACATCAAAATCACCAAGA